ATATATTAATTTATCTAAATCTACACCAATCACTTTTAAAAAGTCTGTAGAAATAGCAGATTCCGTATCTATATATATTGCTATTCCACCAAGTTTTTGTGTTGACGCTAATATATGTGCTCCAATTAGTGATTTACCTGTAGCTTCCATTCCTTGTAATTCGCAAATTCTACCAGATGCTATCCCACCATCTTTTCTATTTGATATAGCTAAATCAAGTAAAGTTGAGCCAGTTGAAATTCAATTCTTTACATTTGCAGCAACTATTTCTTTGCTAGCATCATTTAAAATATATGCTGTATCTGGGGCTTTTTTCTTTCCGTTGACGGTAGTATTTATTGTCTCCACTAATGCATTTAGTAAGCTTTCATTCATTATTTTTTTTATAACCTTTTTCTTAGAGAAAGGAGGAAGAAACTAATCTCCCTCCTACTTTTTTTTAAATTAATTATTTACTTCTTTTCAGCCTTCATCATTTCATCAAATTCAGAGAATATTTTCTCTTTATCAAATGCTGGAGCAGCTTTAATAGAAGCTTCTGTACTCGTATCAGCGGCAGTTTTTTCATCATCGCTATCTGGATTTAAATAAGCTTCTAAAACTTCTGTTAGTTTTTCATAACTAGTTTCAGGATAAATTTCAGTAAGATCTGGCTGCTCATCTAACAATTTCTCCAAAAGCTTTGGATCATTTGTTAATATGCTAGACTTTCTCTTAGGTCTAACACTAATCTTACCATATATATTTCCTACAGTTGAACCTGATTGCTTTTCAACTACTATATCAGTTCCTGTTTCCGTATGTGTAATATCACCATAGTCAGGATCGCTAATGAGTTTAAGAAGCTCTTCATATACAGTGCTTCCAATACCCCACATCTTTACTCCGGCATTCTCTTCACCACGTACAACTACAGGTACATATGTTCTCTGTGTTGGCATTAGTTTTCTTGATAATTTTCAATTTTCTTTATCTCCAGCTGAAGCTAATTCATCAGCTGCTTCTACAAACGGATCTGCTTTTCCATAAGTTGCTGGTGATAAGAAATATTGGTTGCCTTTTGCTTTACCATAATGGAATTTCAATTCCGTAAATGGCATAGATGGATTGTGTTTATAAGGTAATAGTCTGATTGTTGTTGAGGAATCATCCTCTGGTCTTCATAAATAATTTTTCTTTGAGTTCTTGTTTTGTAAGCCCGCAAGCGTAGCTTTAATGGCATCTAAATCGATACCAGCAATTTGAGTTTTACTTTCCATGCCTTTTTCGTTTTCCTTTTCTTCGTTTTTTTGTTCGTTTTTTGTTCGTTTGTCTTTTTCTTTTAATTAGACGTAACTTAATTGTTTTTATTTTACCGCTTGTTATAGCAGATATTTAACCGGCAGCCCGTGAAGGATTTGAACCCTCTGGTGAAGCTTTGGACACCTCACATGATTTTGAAGACCATCCCCAGAGCCATGGCTGGGTCTAACGAGCTGTATACTTTATTCTTATATATAATATAGGTAAAAAATGAAAAAATGTAACATTTTTCTTACATTTTAGCAAGATTTATTTAGGCTCCATATTTAAATCTGAAAATATTTTATATATTGCTGCCAAGTGAAATTGCTTAGTTTTAATACAATTTGGAATTGGATATGTAGCCATATGCTCTTCTATTAATTTTCTACTATTCATCAATCTAGTCAAGTATTGGAGTATCTCTAATTTCGTATGTATCCCTTTATAATAACCATGCTCTTCTGACATCTTTTTAATTGTTTCTTTATTCATATCTGCGTCAAATAACATTGCCTTGAATACTATTAATAAATCTTTTAAATTACTGGTAACTTGTTCAATTTTAAAATTATATTCTCTTTCTTTAAAATCTATCTCTATTCGCTCTTCTGACATTTTTTGCTATATCCTTTTTTTAAATCATATTTTATTTCTTTAAGCTTGGTTGAAATAATATTTAGCTCTCCGTTTTTAATTAGTAATATCGTATTTTCAAAACTATCTCACGGTATCTTAAAATCCTTGCTTTCTTTACCTTTATTTAAAAAGCATATTAAACTATTTAAACTATTAATTGTATATAACACATTATAGTTTCTCTTACGATGGATTAATATTGTATCACTTAATCATCCTGGCGTTAGTTGTTCCACTGCATTATATATACAATACAATTCTTGAGTATCATCTACATTTTCAATTACTAATATTTTATTATTCTTAATAAGATATATACTTCTTATTCTCTCAATTGTCTTCTCTAAACTATTTAAGCTAGAAAATGTACATAATAGTTTATCACTATTCATTTATTTTTAATAGTCGTTCACTCCTTTATATAATTCTAATTTATTTTCTTTAGACTACCATAATTAATTCCATATTTAGTAGTATAAGAATAGTTTCCTTGATTAATAATTAAACCTATGTTGTCAAGTAATTCTTTTCCGTCATCCAGATTATAATCAAACAAAAATGAATCATATGTATATAGTACCAATTTAGTTTTATATCCTTTAAGTAACTTTAATAAAGCACTGATAATTATCATATTTCTCTCTGTTTCAAAATATTGAATAAAATAATTTAATAACTTGTTTCGTTCAATTTTACAATATTTAACTCCTTGGAAGAGATCAGTATCAAATACTACTGACCTGACACCCTCATGGACGTTAAACTCATCCCACAACATACGCTCATAACCTTTAACTTTATTTATAAATTCTATTTCAGATGAATTATGCCCAGTATCTTTTCCATACATTAATTGAAAAGACATTTGCTTGGCTTCTTTTATTTGCTCATCATTTGGTATATCTATATTAAAATATTGAGATGCCATATATTTATGTGGTGATATGTCATCTGGAAATTTATAGCCTGTTAGATCCGCAATTAGTTGTAAGTGATAAGCTTCATAATCATATTCTATTAATAGTCCTCTATTATGAAAGCTACTAATATACTTATCTCTTGTTCCATCTGATTTATTAAGTCCGGCGTAATTTATTCCATTCCATTTGTTTGAAGGCCTTCCTGTTGTAGTATGAATATTATATGAAGTATAATCAAATTTGTCTTTATCTGAATTAAATATTCCATTAGCTTCTATATTTGCCAAGGATGGTATCATAATATCATCATGGAATTTGCTTTTCTGTTTGTAACGTTCATTGCAAAAGCAACTCAAACCAAGATTAAAAATATTTTTCACTTCTTTAAACAATATAGCTATTGAACCTAATGAGAGATAATAAGAAGATTTATACATGCGATACTCACTGTATACTAACTCATAACATATATTAATTGTAGTTACAATATCACGGCTTGGTCTTTTTATATTTAAATCATATACTGAATCCACGTCACTATATCTCTTTATTGCATGCATTAATAGTTTCTTTTCATCAACATAGACTTCATAATCTCCATCAAACAAGACATTATTGAATACATCTATATCTACACCTTTAACTCCATAATAATTAAAGAACACAACATATTTAAGTTCTGGATTTTCAATATCTATAATAAAACAAAACGTCATATTATTTGATTTTTCTGCTGGATTGATTATTTTAAGATATTTTAAGATTGGAAATACATAGATTTTACGTGGATCATCTCTACTAAAAACCTCTAGAAATGCAATTGTATCCGTTAATGAAATCGGATTATGTAAAATCATAAACTACTTCCTTTAAATTTGTATATATTCTTTAAGTCTATTAACTGGTATTACTGGTATTGTAAGATTAACTAAATTTTCAAGATTCTCTCAATTCTCAATATTAACTATAACGCCCGAAGCTTTGCAATGGAATATAGCATAATCATTAAAGCTATTAAAATATATTAACTTCTTTTCAAAATCACCCAATTCATCAGTAGACAAAATGAAACAACTATATTTTTCTCCATCATAATATATACAATTAGATCCATCTCTAACTATATCAATAATTAACCGTTGAAAGTCATCTATATTATTGTTATCATATTCTATCACATACAAAGTAGCAATTCTTCCTAAATCCATTTCATGCTGAGTTCCTGTAAGAATTCCTACGTTATAATTAATATAAGGTAAATTGAATAAATCGTAACTTTTTTTTAATATATCAGCTCTATTTTTATTACTATCATCATTGAATAGACTATATCCAGAATTTAATAAGTCATTTATTTTTGTATATCAATCTTCATTAAGTTCATTATTTGCTATAGTTGTGTTACTATATACTACATCATTATACTCTTGAACTAAGGAATATTGACTTAAATTTGAATATAAATACTCTAATCCGTTGAATTCAGCATTATCAATTTCTCTCTTATTCTTTGTAGTAACTCCCTCAACTACTATACTATTTATTTCCGTATCTTCTACTTCATTAATATCATCAGTAATATATCACTTTAATTCGCACTTCGTATAGTATGGATGACGATCTAAATCTCTAAAATTAGTTTCATCTATTTCAGTAATTTTCTTTCCTTGAATATCACTATCTGGCTTTGCAAAGTATCGATTAATATATCCATTTGATATATCACTATTACTAACAATAGGTGTTGACGGTTTTAAGTCAACTCAATTATGTAATGAATAACTACTACCTAATCTATTATAAGTTAATATTTCTATTTGCTCATCATACAAATCTGATATTGGTATTACTTTAACTAATTGTTCGGAGACATTAAAAATAAATGATTTGCCTGTAAATCAATATCCAATAAGATCAACATGATATGGTCCTATGTATCATTCACGTGTAGATATTATCTTAAACTCATTACCAGATGTATATAGATTTTGTTTCATTAATTATCTCCTAATAAAGCACCAGTATATGCATTAAAGTTTTCAACTGAGTCATCTGCTTCATATAGTATTTTAGCATTCGATATTTCTGAGCTTGCAAATTTTTTAACTATTAATTTTATTCTCATTAATCCTGTTATTTCAGTTGTTCATGAATCCTTACCAATTGAATGCTTTACATCTGTAATTTGAAAATATGTAAATAATTTAAAATCATCATTATCGATATTATATCTAGATGGAAGATAATCAACTGTAAATATATTACCATAGTCAAACCCTGATACCCCATCCATTGTTAAAGTAAGCTCTATTGGTATTAATCTATTATTCATTTCCTGATTATATTTTGTATGATTTTTATCATCATCGTTTTGCAATCTCTTTTTCCATTCGGAATAAAATCTTTGATTTATTTTTTTCTTAGTATTAGACTTTATATTTTTATCTACTCAATCTCTTCTTTGCTCTGTGGTTCCATCAAAAAGTCCTGCTGCAAATTTTGCCTTATTCAAAGTTTTTGTTCACCAATTCTCTTTCTTTTTAGTATATTTATTTCTATCACTTGTACTACTCTTATCACTAATATACTCATCATAGGTATCGTAATTACTACCATAGAGCCCTTTAATAATATGTAGACCAAATTTATTATTGTCAATATTCTTTGACATCATTGCAGCTGTCTTAAAGCTATCTGGAATATTAGATGCCATACTATAGCTCCTAACTATAGAGTTTCTTTTTAGTAATTCAAAAACATAAACTAACGATTCATCTATTTCGCCAGTTTCAGCGTCATTATGTATTTTCTTTATATCAATTAATTTTGTTGTATTTTTTCCCTCTGGTGTTTCATATTTTAATT